ATCACTGGCATAACCATGACCGTGCATAAGTGCATTGACGAGTATGCGCAGATGGACGATGAGATGACCAACGTCCGCAAATACACAGGTCAGACAGCAGACGAGGTGGAGCGGATGAACGAGGACTTCAAGAAGATGGATACTCGTACCCCTCGGCAGAAACTCAACCAGTTGGCAGAGGATGCTGGCCGATTAGGCATCACATCGACTGCTGCCATCGAGGAGTTCGTTGATGGAGCCGATAAGATTAACGTCGCCCTGGGCGATGACTTGGGCGACGAGGCTGTTTCCCAGATAGGCAAGCTTGCCCAAATGTTCGGAGAGGACAAGAGCAAGGGGCTTCGCGGAGCCATGCTTGCCACAGGTTCTGCGGTCAACGAGTTGGCACAGAGTTCCTCAGCTGGTGCAGGATATCTCGTTGACTTCACAGCCCGAGTGGCAGGAGTGGGCAAGCAGGCTGGCATGACACAGGCGCAGATCATGGGTCTCGCCTCCGTTCTCGACCAGAATATGCAGCAGGACGAGACCGCAGCCACTGCCGTACAGCAATTGATAACCAAGATGTTCCAGGATACATCTAAGTTCGCACAGTTGGCAGGCATCGACACAAAGAAGTTTGCAGAGACATTAAAGACAGATGCCAACAAGGCACTCCTTCAGTTCCTCTCTGCGATGAAATCCAAGGGTGGGTTCTCTGAGCTGGCTCCTATGTTTGAGCAGATGCAGCTCAACGGTAGCCGAGCCACAGGTGTGCTCACAGTGCTTGCCGACAAACTTGATGACGTGCAAACGGCACAGCGCATAGCCACAGAGGCTTACGCCGAGGGCACATCTGTGCTTAACGAGTTCAATACCCAAAACGAGAGCGTACAGGCGCAGATAGATAAGGCTCGCAAGCGCTTCAGCGACCTCTCCATCGAGCTTGGACAGAAATTATATCCTGCGGCCAGGTTGTGCATCTCGACAGCCAGTCTTTCTGTGCGCATCATATCTTCGCTTGTTGATTTCATTATTCAGTACAAGACAACCCTTTTGACCTTGACGGTCACCATTGTGGCGTTGACAGTCGCAGAGACGGCGCACATAGCCAAACTCAAAGCCATCTCCATTTGGCAGAAGACCCTCGTTCCCGGAGCTAAGAAACTTTGGGCTGTTCTAGCCAGCCATCCATATTTAGCTCTGGGTGCTGCCATAGCAACAGTTGTTGCGCTGATAGTTGATATGACCAAAAAGACTGATAGCGCAGCAAAGGCTCAAAAAGAACTTAACGACATTCATGAGGAGGCGCAGAGGGAGATTGTTGAGGAGCAGATGAAGCTGGAGACACTGCGCAAGGTAGCCATGAATGAGACTCGTTCGCTCAATGAGCGATATGCAGCCATCGCCGAACTCAACAAGATTGTCCCCAACTACAATGCGCAAATTGACAAAACTACAGGCAAGTATCAGGAAAACAAACAAGCCCTCGATGCGTATATTCTGTCACTTGTCAAACTTTACGAGGTTCAGGGTGCCAAGAAGAAAATTATAGAGTTGTCAGAGAAGAGAGCAGGTTTGGTCATCAAACAGCATGAGGCTCAGGACAGCTACGATAGTGCTAAAAAGGCAGGTCCTGGATATACCTATACAACATCATGGGGTGCCGTAGGCAATACTACGCAAGACGCTGTTGGCCATTTCAAAGCTAAGCTTGACGAGATCAATGGACAGATAAAAGAGGTGGACAATATCATCAAGACCATTAATGATGTCTATGGCACAGATATACAAAACCAGGCTGTTAATGATCTGAAGCATGTAAATGGCAATGGTACCGGAAGCGGTTCTGGATCTGGCGGTGGAAGACCGGGCAAAACTGGTAGTGGCAAAAACGATGACCCTAACAAGGCGAGAGCAGAGCAGCTCAAAAAGGAGTATGACCAACTGATGCTCATGGAGAACCTTGCCTATCAGAAGGGAGAGATAGACCTGCGCACGCACTATCTTAACATGCAGAAGATAGACCAGGGCTACATCAACAAGCGCAAAAACTCGTTTGCTCAAGACACTGACTATTATAAGGAGGCACTCAATGACCAGATGCAGTTGGATGCTGACAAAATCAAGCACTCACAGGAGTTAAACGAGAAGGACATTGAGGTGCAGCGTACTATAACTGAAGCTAAACTCAAGGCGATGTATTACGATCCTCAGTCCGACATCTATATGAGTCAAGAGGCTCTTAACGAAGCATTGTATATGAATGAGTTGAGCGCTTTGGAGGACAGACTGGCACTGTACCAGCAGGGTAGTGACGAGTATCTTGACATCTCTCGGGAGATTGAAGAGAAAGAGGGTCAACATAAGCAGGAGAAAGCCAAGGAGTATGAGGAGCGCAAGGCTGAGATCGTTAACACTTACCATCAGATGAACGCTGACGAGATGGAAGCTGCAGAGTTGAAGGAGCTTAACGACCTGTATGAAAAGAAAGTTTTCACTACAGAGGAATACGAGGCACTTCTGGCAAAGATTAGAGCCAAATATTACACACAGCGACAGGACGAGAAGAGCAGTCGTAGGTTTGACAATGGATTTGACGATAAGACCAAGGATATATTCGAGAAAGGCAACGTCGAAGATAAAGTGACTGGCAACCAAAACAGCCTCTTGGGTGCTACATTCGGCTATATATCCATGTTCTCTCAGTTGAAACAGGCGAGAGATAAAGACCTGATAAGCCAGCAGGAGTATCAGGATGCCATGTCTTCTATGTGGGACGACCTTTGGAAGCACTTGCCAGAGATTGCGACTGCGGCATTGCAGACTGTGAGCAATGGGCTTGCCGCATACAGCGCATACTCCAAGGCTTGCTCAGATTTAGAGGTGGCTACCATCACTAAAAACTATGACAAGCAGATCTCTGCAGCTGGCAATAACTCCAAGAAAAAGAAAAAGCTGGAGGAGAAGCGAGATAAGGAAATTGCTGCAGCCAAGTCTAAGGCTAACAAGAAGGCGATGAAGATAGAAATAGCACAGGCTCTGGCATCCACAGCCATGGCGGCCATTAATGCATACGCTTCTGCAGCCAAAACTTATTGGCTGTTGGGCCCTATAGCTGCTGCCGCCGCCACCGCTGCCGGCATGCTCCAGATTGCCACCATCAAGAAGCAGCACCAGGCAGAGGCGGCTGGATACTACGAGGGTGGTTACACGGGCGGCAACCGCTACCGCCGTGAGGCTGGAGTTGTCCACGAGGGAGAGTTCGTCGCCAACCACAATGCCGTCAACAACTCCTCCATCCGTCCAGCCCTCGACCTCATCGACAGGGCGCAGCGCACCAACACCGTTGGATCGCTGACCGCCGAGGACATCACACGCTCCCTCGGTCAGGGAGGCGGCGCCGTGGTGGCACCTATTGTCAATGTCACCAATGACAATGCAGAGGTGCGCCAGTCCCTCGATGGGGTCAATGCCGCAGTCAGCCGCCTGAGCCAGACGCTTGACGACGGCATAGAGGTCGAGGTTCCCATCACGGGGCGCAACGGCCTGCACCGCCGCCTACGAGATTATCAGCGTATGTTAGACAACAAATAACTATCTTATGATAACATGCATTATCAATGGCCATAGAGCCTACCCTATATCCACATCATCCATCAAGGTGACATACGCTAACCAGTATGTCACCGATGATGGTGAGTACACCTACGACATCACCTTCCCCATGGATATGCTGGAGAACCGTGTCATATTCAAGAATATCTCACGCTTCGAGGTCAAGAAGAACATTGCCAAATACGATGACTGCAAACTTTATGTGGGTGGGCATATCGTCATGAGCGGAGTGGGTACCATCATAAGCGTCACCGATAAAGAAGTCAAGCTTCAGATCGTGGGCGGCAAGTCTCGCATCAAGTTCAATGACAAGTTGACCAAGCACTACATCGACGAGATAGACTTCGGCAGGGCATCCGCCCCAGGCTACACGGTCGATAAGGGCTTTTCGCAGGGCTGGAAAAACATTGGCAGGGTGCAGTCGGTCTATCGCATCACCACAGACCAGAGCCAGTTTCTTGGCTCAGAGGGCAAATGGTGCTTCATGCCTGTCAGAGACGAGACCAACGATATGATCGCCAACTTCGTCGGAGTTGACAAAACTGGCAATTTCATCGGCAGCAAAAATCCGTACATCAGCAACGTCGCCGTGCAACCCAGCTTGATGTATATCTTCAGGCGAGTCATCGCATACGAGGGCTACACCCTTACACGCAACGACCTCGACCAGACACCATGGAACCTGCTCTACATTGCTTCAGCTTTCAAGACACTAGAGCTGCGCCGCGCTCTTCCCCATTGGACTAGCTACACCTTCATCGAGGAGTTCCGCAAGCTCTTCAACGCCACCATCTACTTCGATGACATCAGGAAGACCTGCCAGGTCGTCAAGTCTTCAGAGCTTTCATCAGCCGACTCCGTTGTGATAGAGCCGCTGGATGAGTACACCACAGACTACGATGCCGATGGTTCGTTCTCCACCTCATCGACCGCTAACCTAGAGTACAATCTGGGTGACTCGGTCAACAGAGGTGATTACGAGGTCATCCCCAAAAAAGTCTTCGCTAATTTCGATATAGTCGATTCCTTGGAGACTGCCGTTGGCACCAGCTTCCAGTTTCCTGCCACTACAAGCGGATGGTCCGAGAAAAAAAAGCGCACCACCATCATCCGCCATCTAGGCAGCGACTATTATATATATGTAGAGGATACCGACGGTAACAAGAGCTGGCAGTTGGCGGGCATCTGGTCGCCACTGATAAGAGACGAGTCATCCGACGATTACACCGACCTCAATATATCACCAGCTGCGCAGGTCGTCGAGAGTGTTAATTTCAAGTCCGTTCCTATATTAGAGGATAATCACAGCGAGTGGCGCTGCCTGCTCTCCATCCCTAACGACAAGGAGAGTGAGGCCAAGGAGACAGACGTTGACGAGGATGGCTACAACTACGTCTCCGTGCAAGATGCCATCGACGATGAGTCTGCGATGGACGAGACAGAGGATGAACAGGAGTGCATGAATATATTTTTCATTGTGCCTGGCAGGGTCCAGAAATATGAGCACCCGTCCAATGGCAACGTCACATGGGTGGGCGAGAAGTCCAGATGGCCGCAGTTCCTTACCGACACACGCATCAATTCCGAGTACAGGATGACATACCCATCTGATACAGATTTCTCCACATTCCCGACTGCAGTGATGGCATCGCTCACACTCAGAGAGGGCTGGCAGGCAGGTATCTGCCTCGCCTCGCTCCACGAGAGCAGTCTAAAGATAGACAACAAAAACTGCTTAGAGGTCAAGTTTAGGTCAGACGACATACCAGACCCATCCAAGATTTACATCATCAGAGGCAAGCGCTTTGTCTGCGAGAAGGTGGAGGTGGAGATCAAGGACGACGGCGTGGAGCCAGTCAAGACAGGTTATTTCTACATGATGGGTTAATATATGATTAAGGTGGGGAGCATTCAGCCCTCCACCTTAATTATATATATTATAAGATTCCCTGATAGTTCTTGATATACTCGTTCGCCTCCTGTATATCCTTCGGTGTGTAGATGTCGGTGATGAGTATCGACGAGTGTCTCGCCTGGTCTCTCACGGACAGCACGTCTGCGTTAGCGCGGAGCATGTTGGTGATGCCAGTGTCCTTCAGACTATAAAACTTAAATCGAGGCGACAGCTTCAAGTCTTTTCTTATGGCCCGAGTCCAGTAGTCCCTAAACATTTTCTCGTTCTTGCGCTCGGGTCCGGGACAGAACCCTTCAGAGAAGAGGTAGTCTTGGCCTGGGTGCGAGAATATGTCAAGCTCAACCATGAGCTTGATGACGTGAGTCGGCAGGGTGATGACTGCATCGTTGCCGTTCTTCGTGTTCTCACCATGGAGAGACAGCGTGTTCGTCTTCACATGTATGTCGCAGATGCGAAGATAGGACATCTCACGAGGGCGAATGAAGAGGTAGTGTATCATTTCGCAGGCTAGGAGATAGTGCTTGTTGTGTTCCATGAGATAGTCCTTGATGAGCTGCATGGTGCAGTCCGGTATCACGTCCCTGTTCTTCTTCTGGCGGTTCTTGATGCGTCCCAGGCCTTCGGTCGGGTTCTTCGGGATGTAACCACGAGCCAGCAGATAGGTGGAGAAGCTCTTGGCCCATGCCAGATAGTTGTTGCGAGTCAGGACCGTGTTGTTGCGGTCGATGAAGATGTAGTCCAGGAATTTGCTGACGTTAGCCCTGTCCCATTGATAGGAGTAGTTGAGGGTGATGTTCTTTTCTTTCTTCCATCTCTCCAGGATTCTGACACGACTGCTGTAGTCCATGTAGGTCTCCTGACGCATGCTTCCCTCGTTGCACATCTTGACGAGATAAGCCTTGTATTTTTCCAGCACATCCTCCCATTTTGTGTATTCCAGAGGCTGCAGAGCCTCTATCCATGGGTTCCAGCCTGCCATGAGCTTCTCGGTGAGACGCTTCATGATCTGGTCTGCATAGATACGCTGGTTGCGCTTGCCCTTGATATGGTCAAGCATGATTTTCTTCATTCTCATGCGGTTGAGCGTAGGGTCAAACGCCAAGAAGGAAATATAACATTCTGATTTCTGGTGAAAAACTGGAGGCTTCCAGCCAATGACACTGCTTAATATGGTGTCATTCGAATTTGGGGCATAATTTTTTTTAGCCATATCTTTAATTTTTTACTCGGATATGGCTTGTTATTAATAATGTATATAAACGATTGATACCGAAATTTCACCGACCATTTTGGTGCGACATGCACTAAATTGTTGATTCTGAGTGTCCTCGGTTCGTTTTAGTCGGGATTACTGGACAGCTATGAGTCCATATCCTTCCTGTAAAACATTAATAATCAATATACCATATCCGGCATTTTAAACAATACGTTCCGATTTTTCGCTCCCCTATAGGGTGCAGCAACCGCCTAGATACTAGTCGATTGCCACATGTCTTAGGGGAGTGAGGGAGTCTTGTTTATTGCTGCACGAAGTTTTTCGTGAGCAATTCCACTTGGTTCCGGAGCCAAGTGATCTGCTCAGCCTGCTGGTCGAGCATCGCCTTTTGGTTGTTGATGACACCCATCAGCACATCAGGGCTGCTGTTGATGTTCACGATAGAGTTGCTGACATGATGCACATTCGTTTTCCCAGACTTCTTTTCCTCATACTCTTCGTCTGACAGGAAAAAGTCCTCTAGAGGCACCTTGAAAAACTCAGATAACCTTTCAAGGTATCGGGAGTCGATGTAAGTTCTGTCCTTGAAGTAGGCCATGGAGATGTGGGAACTCTGACCGAAGACGAAACCTATCATTTCTCCCACGGTTCTGCGCTGTTCCTTGAGCAGTCTAGTAACTAAATTTCCATTAAACATAACTAAAAATCTTTTTATAAAGGTTAAAAACATCCGCAAAAAGAGGAAATGTTTCCTAAAAATGCGGTGATTTCGATATTTCTTATTATTTTTGCTCACAAATTTAATGATAAATTTCGAGTTATGCAAGAAAATGAAGTTAAAAATGACACAATAACCGTTGTTGGTTATTACAAGGCTCTCCCTAAGACAGAGAAGAGCCAGCTCATTCAGTTCCTGATGCTGGAGTATGGTTACCGTTATAGTAACCTCCAGCAGAAACTATCTGGCAGGGTTAAGTTCAACCCTAGAGATCTATTGATTATTTCTACAGCTATAAATCAAGGCTTATGGAGAAACAAGTAGAATTTTTCGTGTCTCCTCAGGGAGAAGTTTGTTTTTATGGCCATGACGGCAAGGTTCGACGCTACGACACCGAGCAGCCCGAGCTCATCCACCGCATGGCTGAGTTGATCAATCGCCTTTATCCAGAGGCATATAAGTACCTGTCGGACTTATACGCCAAGAGCAGACCTAACAGGCTCTATTACCAGTTCCTGATAACAGACCGTTTCATCCGCTGTAATCTGAGTTCCAACGACACCCTCAGCTTCGATGTCGATGGCACGGCTCTCCACTTGGAGAGAGTCGATTGTCCGTTGAGGGGCATCTGTCCGAGAGAGAACATCGTCTGCAACCCTAAGTTGAAGACACCGTTCTTCCCCAAGGAGCTGGAGGTGGCTCGATATTTCGCACAGGGATATGTGGCCAGAGAGATAGCGCAGATCCTCGGCAAGTCCAAGAACACGGTGGCGGCGCAGCTTCGCAAGATGACCAAGCGACTGGGCTTGAAGTCCACGAGAGACATCATCAGGGTCGTTCATGAGCTCAACTTATGATTTGCCAGCGATGTCGTTACAGGCGCAACTGCATCAATGGCTCCTGGTGCAGTCGCCTTAAGGTTTATGTGGAGTACAAGTTGATTTGTTTGTGTTTATATTATGAGCGACAAAGAGATAATAGATAAAATAAGAAGTCTAGCTGAAATCTTTGAGGATTTAAAAAATAAGGAGATACATGTTCTAAATAAGTATGGCTTATTGGCTTATGTTGAAGAGAGTGAGAGCAGCGAGCTTTGGTGGCAGGAGGATGGCACATGTGTGGAGGTTTTTAAGACTAATCTACCTATTGTTCTAAAAGCTGCTAGATTGCCGCATTTTGATATTGAGTTATGAGAAAGAAGAAGCGTCCGGAAACATTCATAGAGAGTCACGGCACATGCCGTTGGGCCAAAGGTAACACCTGCAGATTCTGGGGCTGTTCCCATCGAGAGTTGTACCGAGAGACAGAGACGGAGCATGGTTATGATGATTACATGGCTCACTCCAAGTGTTCCAACTATAAGAGACCGAAGACATGAGGATAAGATATTGGACAGACCGCGAGATAAGGGCGGCATTCGATAAACGGGGGGGCAAATATAAGGGCATCCTCCTGCAGTTGATGATGGAGCGGGACTACACATTTCGGCGTCAGCCTCGCTACTTCGTCAATATGGACATTGACAAGATCATGCGCAGGTTGACCTAGTACTTTCATGGTTGGCCATACTGGGTTAATTTTGCAGCATCTAAACTTAAAGATATGATTAAACAAGAGATAATAGACCGCATTATAAGTGATGTCTCCATTAAGGAGGTGGCTGAGAATGAGGGCATCACATTCAGTTCTTCTAAAGGCAACCGCCATTGGGCGTGCTGTCCGTTCCATGCAGAGAACACACCGTCGTTCTACGTGGACACGGGCACCAACTGCTGGCGATGCTTCGGCAAGTGCCGCTCTGGCGGCAATGTCATCAGCCTCTACCGCAAGTTAAAAAACGGCATACCGTTCCCAATTGCCTGCAAGGAACTCGCCAAGAAGTACCTCAACGAGGAGATCGAGGACGAGTGGAGACCAAGTAAGGAGGATGAGGAGAAGCAGAAAGAGCAGGATTCCCTGCGCATAGCGCTCAGCTATGCGCAGAGTTACTTCACGGATTGCATCCATGAGGTCACCCCTGCCTCCGTCAGGGCACGTGAGGCGGTGCGCAAGCGTTGGGGCGAGGAGGCCATTGAGACATTCGGCATCGGCTATGCGCCGAGAGACGGATTCATCGCATGGGCCAAGCTAAAGGGCTTGGACTTCGACATCCTGGAGCAGGTGGGACTCGTGGGACAGGGCGAGCGTGGCATGTACGCCATGCTCCGTGACCGCTACACCATCCCTATCTACGATAAGATGAGCCGGGTCATAGGCTTCACCGCACGCACCATGTCGGATGACAAGGATATCTGCAAGTACCTCAACCTTAAGAACAGCCTCGTATACCATAAGGACGAGTCCGTCTTCGGCATCAACTTCGCACAGAAGGAGGCTCGCCTTCGGGATAAGTTCTACCTCGTCGAGGGGGCACCGGACGTGCTGAAGCTTCAGTCCATCGGCATTCTCAACACAGTAGCGTCGTTGGGCGGAGCGTGGACAGCCAATCAGCTCAAGCAGCTCTACCGAGTCAGTCACAGGGTGACATTTATCCCCGATGCAGACGAGCTGAAGGCTGGCAATGAGTTCCCTGCCGGCACCGCCAATGTCTTCGCCAATGGTCGTGAGGCACTGGCAGCAGGCTTCACCGTCAATGTCCGTGAGATACCGATAGACTATCCTGCGCCCAAGAAGGAGGACCCCGACTCATGGATAGTTGACAGGGGGCACTTCTCCCAGATGAGAGAGGAGGAGTTTGTCTTCTGGTACTGCCGCCGTAAATATTGGGATAGCCCTGAGGACATCGAGGAGTTGACCACCGAGGATAGGTTGACGGCCATCAGCGACATCTGCTCGCTGCTCATGATGATACGTGACGAGGACTTGCAGAACAGTTACCTCTCCTCGTTGATAGCCACATACAAGCATAGCCGTGAGTGGAGGGACACCCTCAAGCGCGCCAAGGTGGCGGAGCTCTCGGAGAAGCAGGAGCAGGAGCGCAAGGGCGATGCCAAGATGCTCAGCGAGTTCGGCTTCACGGAGCACGACAATTGCTACTGGGCTTATAATAAGGAGGGCAGCGAGGTGCAGTGGTCCAACTTCAAGCTCAAGCCGCTTTTCCACATCAGGGACGACTTCAACCCCGTGCGCCTCTTCGAAATCAAGAATAACAGCGATGAGCCCGCACGTCTCATAGAGCTCAACATGGACGAGATAACCTCCTCCAGCTCGCTCCGCAAGCGACTCTTCGGCATCGGCGACTACGTCTGGATGGCCAAGGACGAGCAGCTCATCAAGCTGCTGGGTTACCTGGGCAGGGTCACCGAGACCGCCGACCCCATCAAGCAGTTGGGCTGGCAGCGTGAGGGCTTCTACGCCTTCTGTAACGGAGCCATCGAGGATGGTGCCTGGATGCCCATAGATGACATGGGCATCCTCAGGCTCAACGCTGGCAAGTTCTACCTCCCCGCCATGAGCAAGCTCAACAGGGACAGCCGTGAGCTGTACGTGAGCGAGAAGAAGTTCCGGCATGAGAAACTCGTAGATAACCCGACCAGCCTGGCGGACTTCTTCGCCAAGGTGGTCGAGGTCTTCGGGGACAACGCCAAGGTGGGCTTGTGCTTCTATGTCGCCACCCTCTTCCGTGACATCGTCATCGGCAAGAGCCGCTCCTTCCCGCTGCTCAACGCATTCGGTCCCAAGGGCTGCGGTAAGACCGAGTTCGCCGCCACCCTCATGAACTTCTTCTATAAGTACGAGACCAAGTACGAGCCGCTGTCCATCAACAACGCCTCCATACCGGCGCTCTCCGACTATGTCGGCGGCGTGAGTGACGCGCTCGTACACATCGACGAGTACAAAAACTCCATCACGCAGAATAAGGTGGAGTGGCTTAAGGATCTATGGAACGGCATCGGCCGCACCAAGATGAACATGGACAAGGACAAGAAGCTCGTGCAGGCCAAGGTGGACTCCGGTGTCATCCTCACGGGACAGGAGATGCCGACCGCCGACATCGCACTCTTCAGCCGACTCATCTACCTCACCTTCGACAAGGGCGAGCACACACGTGAGGAGAAGCAGCACTTCGAGGAGTTGGAGCGCATGCGCCAGATTGGTGCCACCCACATCACCCTGCAGCTGCTGAAGCACCGTGACCAGTTCCAGTCCTGCTTCGGCAATGCGTGGAAGCAGGCATCCGACGACTTGGAGGAGCGCTTCGAGGGTGAGAGCGTCCTTGACCGCATCATGACCAACTGGAAGGTGCCGTTGGCGGCGTTCCTGGCCATAAGGGACTACATCAGCTTCCCCTTCAGCTACGATGACCTGCTTCAGGTGGTGGCGAGAGGTGTCAAGACACAGAACGGCATGTGTAACACCACCGACGAGGTCGCTGGCTTCTGGAATATTGTCAACGCCGCCGTGCAGATGGGAGAGCTGAAAAAGGAGCAGGACTTCAAGATCAAGGTCTGCGGAGCACTGACCACCAACAAGCTTAAGATTGATAACTGGGCGATGCCTAAGAGCATCCTCATGATACGCAAGGACATCACCATGGCTGTCTACCGCAAGCTAGGCAGACAGATGGACGAGAACCTCCTGCCTAAGGAGTCGCTCCTTCACTATCTGCAGATTGGAGCCGACTTCTATGGCTCGACACGTAATCCGGAGCGCTTCGTCAAGTTTGCGCCCAACGGCTTGCCGGAGACCGTCGAGAAGACGGATGCCAGTGGTAACATCACAGGCAGGCAGAAGTTATATTATAAGGACAGGCCACTCTGCTTCGACTACCAGATGGTGTCGAGCCGCTACGGCATAGACCTTGACACGGAGACGGAGGGCGAAGAGCCTAAAGATCCCATGTCCATGACCGACGCGGAGCTGGAGGCCAATGGCTATGGACCTTTGCCACTCTGAGATGAGTTATAAGTTTTTTGTTTAGATCATATCGGTTCAGCCTCCGGGGGAAGTGATTCCTCCGGGGGCTTTTTTATTGGCCATGGTGTGCATGCCGACATCTCACCGAGTCCTCACCGTACATATGCGCACGACTTAAAAACCGTGTGGCATTTGTGGCATTTGTGGCAACGCTGATTATCAGAGTGTTAAGGACAGATTTACATGTGGCAATTTTGTGGCAATTTGTGGCAACGATGGCAGAGCTGTGGCAAAGTTTGTGGCAATGTGGCAATCCATTAATATATTTGTGTCAATAAGAAAAAGACTTATAATATTAATAATCAGAAACTTAACATTTTTGCCACAATTGCCACAACTAAATTGCCCAAAAATGGGTTCCTTGATTTTTAAGAGAAACTTTTTCCTAAAAAACAGTGATTTTATAGCCTCTCTTGATAACTTTTTCCTTCAATCATGTGAATATCTCGATTATTTTTCCTAAATTTGCGGTGTTTTAAGCACTTATAAAATATGAGCAAGTTCGTAGTATATGTTCCTGTCGAGCCCTACATGAAGCAGTGGCTCACACATTCCTTCGGCGACCCCGTGGAGTTCCCCGCCAACAGCAATGAGAATGCTGTCCTCCGTCGGTTCCTCACTAAGCGCCCCATCGATAACCTACCTGAGCAGCCTGGCACTAAAGACGTGGCCATTTGCATCCCCTGTTCCAAGGCCAAGAACCCCGAGACCTATAACTATCTCAACGGCCATGCCAAGCAGGCGCTCACAGAGAGCATCAGTGACCTCTTCCGCATGAACATGTGGAGCGACCTCGGAGACCTCGCCGACATATCGTGCCGCAAGATGTCAGCCTTCCGTTCCTGGTGCGAGCAGCAGGGCATCGACATAGAGTATGCGGAGACCATTCGCATGAAGTGGTATCGCATGCGCAAGGCCTACCAGGAGAGGGGAGTCAACCTCTTTAATCTTAAAAGATGTAAAAAAGATGATTTTTCCTAAGAAAATCTCATCTACCATGACCCCGTTTTTGTTCAGCACCGAACAGATGCGAACAGATGCGAACAGATTCTTAATTATCCATAAGCTTATGAGAAGACTTAGTTTCATTTGCAGGGTGCAGCGCATCCCGGTCGCCAGTTTGCCGTTCCAGACGTTGCTCGGCAATAGGACCTTCGACATCACAGGCTGCGAGAAGTGGCCGGAGGTAAGGTGTCAGAAGCCCGCCAAGCTCGAAATCACCGACAAATTGGAGGATGGGCAGCGTTTTTACACCCACAAGCTCACCTTCCGCTCCTCTGACGAGGAACTCGACATGCACGGCACCTACGCCTACCTCGTCACCGACCTCGATGGCAGGAGATACCTCATCGGCGTAGGAGGGCGTCCGTTTCCTATTATAAATATGTCGGACGTCCACCCCGATTCCCTCTCTTCCTCGACCATGGTGGAGTACACCGTGCAGTGGGGTTACTGGCGCATGGCACCGCGCATAGCCTGATTTCCTGTATTTTCTAGATGGCAATTGCCATGTTATCTTTGCATCAAAAAAGATAAGCGCATGAAGTACGGAATGATGATTTGCGGTACCATCGGTGCTGGCTACGATTGGTGGACAGGCTGCTACGGTACACGTTCCAAGGATGTCAAGGCCTACCTTGACGCTCACCCTGACGAGGAGGTGGACATTGCCGTCTCCTCGCCGGGTGGTTATGTTGATGAGGGCTTGACCATCTATCAACTCATCAAGGACCATGGCCATGTCAATGTTCATATCCTCGGCATGACCGCTTCCATCGCCACCGTCCTGTGCATGGGAGCCAAGCACGTGGACATGTCGGTCGGCAGCACCATGCTCATACATAACGCCTCCACAGGCGTCACCGTCTGGGAGTCCGCCAATAAGGAGAAGCTTGACCAGCTCATCCAGCAGTGGCAGAAGCAGCGCGACGACCTTGACACCATCGACAAGGTCATCGCCTCCGTCTATGCCAAGCGCTCTGGCAAGACCAGCGACGAGATGTTGGCGCAGATGGGCAGGGAGAACTGGCTGAGCCCACAGCAGGCGCTGGAGCTGGGACTGGTTGACGAGGTCAGGGATCTCGATGAGGAGGATAAGAAGCGACAGACCAATCTCGCCAAGCGCTTCACTAACGCCTACTGCTCCAACTTGGGGCTCCCTCCTTTGCCGGGAGCGACCGCTAGTGAAGAGCCATCCAAAACATTCCTCGAGAAAGCGTTCAACTCTCTCAAGGAGATGTTCAAGAATAACACTCAAATTTCTAACATGAAGAAGAAATTCCTCAACCTCCAGTCACTCCTCAATCGCAAGGAGGACTTCGAGGTTAAAGATGAGCATGTCACGCTCACCGATGCAGAGATGCAGCAGATAGAGGATGCTCTTGCCCAGAAGCAGAAGGACTTGGACGACAAGTCAGCTGCGCTCGATAAGGCCAGCCAGGAGGTCAAGGACCTCAAGGCGCAGATCGAGCAGAAGGACAAGGATATCCAGGACAAGGATAAGGAGATCGAGGATCTCAAGGGCGCTCCGGGTTCCGACACCCACGATGACGTCAAACCAGAGGTTGACAGCGTCGACCCTGGAGCCATTTACACAGCATTAAGCCAGATCAACTAATATGGCAGTAGCAGACAACACTATTCAGATTACTCCCGATTTGCTGAAGACCAGCTTCGCCAAGTACCGCAAGGACATCATTCAGATGCCTGTGCGCTCGCTCGACGAGGGTGCCAAGTTCATGAGCCGACGCATTGGCGTGCGTGGCAAGGAGACCGTCGGTGAGCTCAGCGGCAATATGGAGCTCGGTCCATACTCTCTTACTCGCAAGGATGAGAATGGAGTTACCATCACAGGACGCACCTTGGAGACATTCCTTGGCTCATGCGTCAAGCCTTTCGAGCCTAACGCCGTGCGTGAGTCCATCTGGGGCTCCAACGTCTTCCAGGGTGATGCGCTCAAAAACCAGCCTATCACCAAGCTCATCGGCATGTTCCTGGCTTCCAAGCTTGGAGAGGCGCTCTTCCTCAACCTCTTCACCATGAAGCGCAACCCTTCGGGTACCGGCACCGCCGACCTCGCCGATGGCTTCAAGACCATCTCCGATGCGGACATCAAGGCCAAGGCCATCTCTACCGATAAGGGCAACCTCTTCAAGACCACAGCCATGACAGGTGTCAACGCCGTCGATGCCATCGAGGCATTCTACGATGCCGCTGACCCTAAGCTTCAGGCCACCAAGACCTACATGTTCATGAACAGCCACGAGCTCACGCTCTACCGCCGCTGCTATCGTGATAAGTACGGTACGGTCAACTGGAATAACGAGTTCAACCACAACAAGATGGACGGTGCCAGCAACTGTACCCTCGTGGGTCTCGACAATGTGCCTAAGGGCTACAAGATCATCACACCGGGCAGCAACATGCTCATCGGTCTCGCCACCGAGGGCGGCAAGGCTACCTTCGACGTGGAGCCGTCTCTCGACTCCCACTTCTTGGTTGACTTCGTGGCCACCATGTACTTCGGCACACAGTTCGAGTCAATCTCCAAGGAGCGCTCATTATTCGGTTACGACACTATCCCTACAGACGAGTAGGGGTAGCTGTCCTTTGTCTTACACATTATATATTTTAAAATATGTCAGAAACACCTAAAAAGACATGTGCTTCAACCACAGACCTCTACGAGGACGTGTTGAAGTGTCCTGGCGAGAAGCGACTACCGGGTACCAAGGCCTATGGCTTCTTCATTCCTCGCCGATATATCACCAAGTTGGCTGAGCCTAAGAAGGAGGCGGCAGCATCGCTCAAGGAGTATCTCGTTATCAGCGATTCCCACACATTGGCATCCGACAAGTTCTGGTTCAAGGTGGCGTTCTTGATTGACAAGAACTCCTTCTCACCAGAGGCGCAGGGCGAGCATGGCTCCAAGACCATGAATAACAAGGCGACCCTCGTGCTTCCAGGCACGGAGGAGGAGGCTTCTGCGTTGGCTTCCATCCTTCTCAACGATGATTGCATCTTCATGGTACCACAGCGCAATGGCAAGCTTCGCCAGTTCGGCGACGACACCTTCGAGGTGGACGTGACACCATCGCAGTCATCAGGCGCAGGCATCACAGACGAGACCAACACCACGTTGGAGATCTCCGTGAGCTGCGAGACCATGCCTCCGTTCTACTTCGGCACGCTCCATACCTCCGATGGCGACATCAGTGGCAAGGATTGCAAGCTTCAGGAGGCAGCCTAACATAAGAGCTATATTTCCAACATAACTACATCACGATGGCGGGGCGATGCTTTCATAGGCTCGCCTCGCCATTTTAATTTTCCCATGTTTTATGAATGATCCTAAATTCACAGATAAGATTAAGAGATGGTTCGACAGCGAGCACACCGATGCCAACATCAGGGAGGGAGCGCTGCTCCTCCTTCAGATGAATAACAACCGACATCTCTACCAGCTCATCAACTTCGACCCACAGGGCAAGCTGGAGTTGCTCAAATACGAGTTGCAGAAGCACCTCAACTACCGCCTGCAGGGCATGACCATCGACGATGTCAGAGTCTACGACCAGACAGTCACGCCTATCCTGCAGACCGCCGTAGACAAGACCTCGGAGGCTGACGAGCTAGCCGCACAGCTCGCTCCTCATCTCCCTGCCGTTGAGTCGGAGACCATCGATGCCATCGTGCCTTCCGCCATCGTTGCCAAGGGCAAGCGAGCAGACCACGACCAGTTGCCGGACAACATCAAGGCCATCTGGGACAACAACTGCGCACTCTGGAAGAAAATCAAGGAGCACTTCGAGGCTTGCAAGGCATACGACATGTCGTGCGACAGGTTCGAGGGCTTGCATGCTGCCGACGAGGACTTCAAGCGCATGCTCATCACGCTCAAGGAGGAGTACTATGCCTACAAGCAGGCCATGGACGTCTACGACCATGCCGAGGCGGGCGAGCCTGAGCCTACAGGACAGAAAACAGAGCAAGTCGTTTCCGCCAATGCGATAGGCAATGCTCGTTCCTACATAACCAAGAATGTGGACAAACTCATCCAGCTGTCGATAGACGGCAAGACAGATGATGCAGCCAAGCTCAGAGCTAAGGTGCAGGAGCGCGTCCAGATTCTGCTCTCTGCCAAGGCGGAGATCAAACCAGACACACTAGCCAAGCTGGAGCAGGCGGGCATCGAGATGCCTACTGAAGACAAGGAGGTAGCAGATGAAGGCGACACAGATACAGCAGGTTCTGAAGCCACTCAGGGAGAGTAGCTCGCAGGTCTTCCTTGGACAGGGGCTTCACACCCTCGGGCTCTTGGGGTGGATATTGGAGCAGACAGGTGCGGCGCACGTGGCCGTCACCACCTTCTCTACCTCCGATGCCTTCCTCTGCGGAGTCATCAACCTTCGCAAGCGAGGGTTGATTAACTCTGCAGTGTTAGTCGCTGACGTTAAAGCTTCAAGTAAAACTTTAAAGCTAAGTCGCTTGATGTCAGAGGCTTTTGACGAGGTTAAGCTGACGCTTAATCACTCCAAGGTCATGCTCGTCGCTAACCATGAGTGGTTAGTCACGGTGATAACATCTCAAAACCAGACCTATGGCGACCGTGCCGAGTGTACGTTCGTCACCACGGACAGAGATGTCTATCTCAATCTCAATAACATGCTCAATAGTTTGCTCGATGATACGACAACAATTTCCCTATCTAGATGAGAGCGAGGTCTACCTTCAGACGGTTTATGAGCTGGCCAAGACCATGACACCGGTCGACGAGGTGCCCATCATGATGGAGCTCCCTCCAGACGAGGCCACGGCCATGCAGCTGGAGCTGCAGGAGCCTCGCTCACCCTATCGCCATCGCTATCTCAAAGGTTTAGCGGAGACCGCTAACGAGTTGCGTGTCAATAATATCGCACTCGCCAAGGTCGGATCGCCCGGTGCATACCAGGCAGTCATGTCGCAGCTCTCGCAGATTATGGCTAACCTCAGTTAGATATATGAGTCTACCAGTCAATGTCGATGACTACATGAAGTACATGCCTCTCAACGAGGACGAGCTTCAGGACCTCCACCTCTCCGCCATCGTCAAGGCGAGGGTCGAGAGACTGCGTGGCTGCTATGCCTTCTGGCTACGCTACCCACGCTATACCGTCAGGGAGATGGTTGACCAGGACAAGGCCATGTTCGGGGTCAGCGAGTCGCAGGCTTACGATGACATCCATCTCTGCCAGATCATGCTGGGCAACCTCAACGCAGCCTCCAAGGAGTTCTGGCGCTGGAAGGTCAACCAGGAGATAGACGAGGATCGCAAGGCCGCCAAGAACGCCCACGACTTCCGCGCGTTGGCGCAGATGGAGAAAAACCGCATCAAAAACAACCGCACTGACACGCCTGACGAGCCGGAGCTTGCCTTCGACAAGATTGTCCCTGTAGAGTTCCGCATGACAGACGACCCTACGGTCATTGGTTTGCAGAAGATTCCTAATCTTCGTGCGAAGATCAAGAAGATGGAGAAGCGTTACTCGATGCCGGACATCGAGGACGCCGACTTTGAGGAGATTCCTGATGACAACAGCTCAGCCACCTAGACAGCTTTACTTCAACGACGTGCAGTCGCGCGTCCTGCAGCTCATGCCCAAGACGCTCGTCTGCGAGTGGGGGCGTGGTACCGGCAAGGGCGTGGTCGAGGCGGGTCGCATCCTCTACGCCGTGCAGCACATGCCAGGCTCGTGCCTCGGCATGGTGGCACCGTCGGTCAAGAGATGCCAGACCAACATCCTCCCCTCTGCGCTCGTTCACCTGGAGGAATGGGGCTACAAGAGAGACGTCCACTACATCGTGGGCAAGAAGCCGTGGAAGGCGCTCCATTGGCAGGAACCGCACTTCCAGCCCATGAACTGGGAGAATACCGTCGCCTTCTACAATGGCTCGTACCTCAACATCATCTCCCAGGATCGCAGCGGCACCTCCAACTCCCTATCCCTCGACCACGTCTTCATCGACGAGGCCAAGTTCATCGACTGGGAGCAGCTCAACAATGAGACGCTCCCTGCCAACCGTGGCAACAAGCAGCTCTTCGGTGACTGCTGCCTGCACCACGGTCTTACCATAACATCAGATACGTCGGCGACCAAGAAGGGCTCTTGGTTCATGTCCTGGGAGAAGAAGGAGGACAGGGAGCTGGTCGCCACACTCGAGACGGTGCTTGTGCAGCTGCACGGCATCCGCAGCAAGCTGGCTGCGCACCCGGAGCGCTACGACTACTACATGGCGCAGGTCAAGAGGTATGAGGGCGTGCTGCACACCCTCCGTTCCTACGCACTGGTCTATTCCAGATGCTCCAGCATACAGAACCTGGCGGTTCTAGGCGAGGACTTCATCAAGCAGATGAAGCGAGACCTGCCCAAGATGACCTTCCTCACGAGCATCATGTGTCAGCACGTGGGCATCGCGCAGGACGGCTTCTACTCCGGACTTGACGAGGATCGCAACTTCTACACGGCTCCCAACACGAGGTTTCTAGACAACCTGCAGTATAAGTTCGACCCCAAGCACGACAAGCCCGACTGCCGCATGGACGCTGACCTGGAGGACGGTTTACCGCTGATCATCGGCTCCGATGCCAACAACAACATCAACTGTCTCGTGGTCGGGCAGGTGGGCTCCGACACCAAGCTGCGCATCGTCAACTCCTTCTACGTCAAATATGATCGCAAGTTGCCTGAGCTTGCCCAGGACTTCTGCGACTATTATAAATATCTCAAGTCCAAGCGAGTCATCTTCTACTACGATGCCACCTTCGTGGGCAACTCATACGCTACCCACAACGATAAGTTCTACCAGATTATCGCCAAGGTGCTGCGCCGCAACGGATGGCTCGTCACCGAGGTCTACATCGGCAAGCCGATGAACCACCTAGAGAAGCAGTTGCTCATCGACCGCATGTTCAAGGGGCATGCGCGCCACATGGTCCTCATCAACCAGGACAACAACGAGGACCTCATCATCTCCATCGAGTCCGCCGGATGCTACAACAACGGCAAGGACAAGCGTGGGGAGAAGCTCGTGGAGACGGACGAGGACAGGCTGGAGAACCGCACCGACTTCTCCGATGCCTTCGACACCGTCTGCATAGGCGTGGACAAGTTCCCTCAGACCGTCCTCTACACGGGTGGCATGAGCAACTATTACCCTCGATAGATTTTTTCGTTTTAGTTTCTGTTCTTATTTTAGTTAGTTTTTTTGTTTTTTTTCATTGTTTCCTTAGGCTGCTTGCTCGTGAGAGTAGGCGGCCTTTTTTTGTTACCCTTTGCCTGCTGCTTCTAACACTGAATTGTTATCCATGGTAATCAACAGAGGAGCAGGAACCACCGAGAGCCTAAGCCAGGCTAGGCAACTCATGAACATGGTGGACAACAATCTCGGTAACCTTGCGAAGTTATCCATGGATGAAATGCAAGTGGTGCAAGGCATCGGAGACTGCAAGGCGTTGGCGGTACTCGCAGCCTTGGAGCTAGGCAAGCGCAGGGCGATGGAGAGACTAGGCGTCAAGCCCGACCTAGGCAGCAGCCTAGCCGTCTACAACTACATGCTTCCGAAGATGGCAGACCTACGTCATGAGCAGGCACACGCCATATTCATGAACCAAAACTTTAGGCTCATCAAGAGCGTCAAGCTGAGCGAGGGAGGCATCACCGAGACATCCGTGGACATACGCATCATCATGAGGGAGGCAGTCATGTGCGGGGCGACCATCATGGCGTTCGTGCACAACCACCCGAGTAACAGCCCGACACCTAGCAGGGCGGACGATAGGCTGACCCAGCAGATAGCCAAGGCGTGCGAAATCATGCGCATCTTCTTCATGGACCATGTGATAGTGACGGATGGGGCGTTCTATAGCTACCACGACAAGGGAAAGCTATAGCCACGAGGGGCAACGTGAGAGGAGCACGTTGCCCTTCCACTTGCTTGCAAGCCTGCTGATGACCGCGGATGAAGCGAGGGGAAAAGGGACATGGCAACTCGGCACGGCATCGGGGCTAGGGGCAATTGCCACATGAAAAAGCCCTTACATATTCCGCTAGTCTCAGCCTTGGCAATTGCCTCCGAGCGTAG